ATCCAAGCCCATATCCAAGTTGACTCTAGTTGTGAAATTTTTGTTTTTAGTTCTTCGATTTGAACTTTGAACATTTCAAGGTCTTCATCGTCAAGGTCGCCTGGATCGATGCCAACTTCCTTGGCAAGCTTGTGAAGAGTCAAGATCATGTCTTCTTCGAGCGCCTTAGACGCCTCCACAAAAAGCTTTTTCTTTCTTTCCCTTTCCTCATCAGAGCAGTCAAGAAGTTTATCTGGATGAGCAGCGCTGGCGATCTTCTTATAAAGATCTTTTGTTTTCTTTCTTGGCTTTCTCTTCTTGTTCTTCTTGGTGCTTCTCTGAGGTGGTGGACCCTTCTTTGACTTTGGCTTGCCTCTGTTTAAATTAACGCCTTTCTTTTTTGCTGTTTCATCGAGGGCTTCTTCAAAAGCTGCTTGGCTTTCATTCATAATAGCCTGATGGTATTCTAAGTCAGCCTCAAGATATCCCAACTCAGAAACCATCTTTTCGTATTTTGCTTTTGAAGATTGGCTGCCCATACTAACAAATAGTATGGAAATTCTTCTTAGTCAATAGCAAAAGTATTTTCTTGTACTTGAACTTCTTCATCGTTATCGTAGAAATCTTCTGCGTTGCCTTGGCGAGTGTCAAACTTCATGATAACTTCCTCGTCCATAAGTTGATAAACTCGCTGACGGAAACGATCATTTTGCATCTTTTCGACCCACTTAGCGGCTTGAAACTTTTCTGTCGTTCCATCTTCAAAAACCATAGTATACCAAGCACCTGATTGAATAATATTATCAGATCCCTTGACAGCATCGAAAAGAGATTCATCATCTTGAATTGCAACCTCATTGCCTCCCCAAAGGATTCGGAAGTTGCAACTTCTTCCCGCAGTACCAAAGCGAGACTTTTCTAGCTTGACTTTGACTTCTGATCCAATACGGAAACCATTGTCATCTAGCACAAAACTTGCTTTTGCTTTTCGACCAGTAAGCCAGATTCGCAAAGAATAAGCATATGGCAGGGCTTTTCCACCAGGGGTGACGTATGGTGTTGTCATTGCCTCTGCTGCAACTCTAGTAATGTTTGTCTTAAGTTGGTTTAGGACTAGCAAAGTTGCTTGAGCATTTGCGATTGGAATTGCCAACTTTGACATTGCGCGCGCTAAGATTCGTGCCTTCATAGCCATTTGAGACATGGGATCAAAACTACCTTCAACTTCGCTATTTGCCGGGGTCAGCGCCAAAGAATCCCAAATAAAAAGAAACTGATTATCGTTGCTCAAGAGATCTTCGATTGTTTCAAAAACAAACTCGACACTTTGTGCCTGAACATACAGCAGCCTTTCTAGATCACAACCCGCATTAACCAAAAAGGAAGGATCGATCGCAGATTCCGAATCAAAATAAACAACATCTATACCCATCTTTTGAGCATTTGCTGCAATTTGAGCAGCCATGTAGGACTTGCCAGTAGCCTCAAGTCCAGCAATTTCAGTGACCTTGCCTACTGGAATTCCTGCATATTCTCCTCGGCTGATAATAGAATCTAGCCATCGAGATCCCGTTGGGATCCACTGTGTAACTTCTGTAGGATTTGCTTCATTGAGGTCGTGAGCAACACTCATGCCTGCCTTCTTATTGATAAGCTTTCTCATATCAGCCATGGAAAGCTTGCCTGCTTTTACTTTTGCCTTTGCCATTCATTTCTCCAAGTTGGTGTGTATTATAACAAGCTTAACCCAAATGTCAAGCGATAATTAAAATTTCTGATGATTTTCCCATTTTCTTCGTTGTGATATTCTTCATGCCGTATGCCCATGCTGCCTCAATGATTTCGTAATCTTTGTATAGATCTCTTATCTCTGGAGTATCATTGTATGAAAGAACCCAGTTGTTTCTTTGACTAAGGATATCATAAAGACCTTTGTGATCAAAGCCAGAGTGAAGATCGCCATCCTTGCCATATAACTTGTCTCTATCCATCCAGTATCCTTCAATGACTTTTCCTGTTCTTTCATCAGTGTGCTTTGGAATCCACTCTTTATCAAACATATAAGGAGGATCCAAATAAAGAAAAGCATCAGGGTGTTTGGCGATAGATTCTTTGAAATCCATTTGTTGGACCGACAAGTTTGGCTGACGAAAGTCCCTCACCCTATCGATGGAACTGTCTGTGAACCGAGCATAAGAAGCTCTTTTTGAAAAGCCACCTGAAAGGGTTGCTCCCGAAAAACTGGACCGATTGATAGCATACACCTTTGCTGCCAAGTCAAAACTGAACTGAGGATTTTCTTTTTCTATCTCCTCTCTTATCTCTTTCCTGAATTCACGGAAAGCTTCTGGAGCGAGTCCTCTTTTCTTTTCAATCTTTCCTTGGTGTTCGTATTCTTTCTCAACTCTAAAAGAATCTGAGAGTTCGGCTAGGTGATCTGGGTCTTGGAGTAACGCCTGCCAAAACCAAACAAGAGGGACGAAGATGTCATATCCATATACCTTCGTCCCTCTTGCGGCAACAGCAAGTTCCACCGATGCGCCACCAAGAAAAGGCGAGCAAAGTTCTTCACAGTCTTCAGGAATATGCGGAAGAATGTGCTTAACAGCACGAGACTTGCCGCCTGGGTATCTAAGTGGCGTCTTGCTGGTCATCCCTTTCTCCATAATAAGTGTTGGGGCATCTTTGAACCCATGCCCCCCTGCGGTTGATGTGGCTTACGAGTTCATAAGCTCGTTGAATACTGCGCTCACATCAGTCTGAGCCTCGGAAGAAGATGTTTGGGGGGTTGCATCTTCTGCGGCGGCTCCATCCAAAGAACTCATAAAGTTATCCAGAATGCCTTGGATTTCGTCCTGGCTCTTTTGAACGAAAAGCTTGTCAAATTCTGGAATACTCCCAATAAGCTCTCGGGTTCGAGAGGTGTCTTCGCTAAGAGGAGACGAGCGACGACGAGGAGTTAGAGTTGTCTTTGGGTAGCTTGCACCTGGTGGCTTACCATATGTAAGGGTAAGGTCGGTGCCGTCTTCGGTGTCCGTAATGTCACCATATTCTGGATTAAGAACAAGATTCAGAAGCGAAGTGTAGGCTTCTTTTCCGTATCCCCAGACTCGAACGCCGCGATCTTCTTCACTGCGAACGATAACAGGAGAAAAGAATCGCTGACGAGGCGTCAAATCCTTTGCCATCTTCATGGTGTCTGGATCTTGACTCTCATTAAATTCCTTCCAAAGCTGGTCCTTGAGGTCACAGATTGGGCAATCCTCACCGTGATTCTTTTTGGGACACAGAACACCACCACGGTTTTCTGCTCCAAGATTGTAGTGGAACCAGTAATCCTTGAAGGGGTCGCCATCTTCTGGAGCGACGATGCGAATGTCTTGGGTTCCATCCTGGGGTCGCCAGAAATAGGTACCGTTAGACTTTGTGCCATTTCCCTTTGCTTCTTCGAGTCGTTGCCTAATCTTATTAATATCAAGTGCCATTGTTTTCTCCTATTGTTTGGTTAAGTACAGAGTCAGCAAATGTCCTGCTCTGCCGTTTTAGTTTTGTGTGTGTGGTGTCTTCTCAATAATGTACGCAATATTGCGCCCAAAATCATTTGGATATATTGCGAACGAAACTTCAAGATTCTCCTCTTCTTTCGATTTGACTTGAAGCTTAAGCCTTGAGAACAACTCTTTATTGGTTTTGAGTTCTTCCTCGGCTATGCTATAAAGATAACACTTTGATCTGGGGTTGTCAATGTTAAAAAACATTTTTTCTGTATTCTCTTCCATAATCAGCATACCAAGGGAAACAATTCTGTGAGTTTCTTTCCCGAAGTTTGGGCTGCCCACAAGAGGTTTTGTGTTTTCGAACACATTGATCATATGAATAGAAGATACAAGAAGTTCATTCAAGGTATCATAATAACCAATGATTGGTGCTCCGCCGAGCATGTTATCTAAAGATTGATTTGAAATTAGAAAAAGTCTTTTGAATACTCCTGACCTTGCGTATTCCTGAAAGACTCCTCGAACAATCCTTTCAAGCATCTTTTGTCGCTCGTTTAGAATGTTAAGGTCTGGCTGAACATAAACTACAGTAATGTCATTTCTTTTTAGTTTCTGGAGGATTTTAAGAGAAGCACAAGAAATCTCTCCGGAACCACCGACAATGAACATAACTTCTTCTTTATTCTTTCTTATTTCTCCGAAGAAACTGTCCA